AAGCAAGATTATAACGTATCGCGTAATCGATACGAAAGGAATGGAGAAAGAACAGAAAGCATTTTACAACCGGATGAAACGGTTGTACCAACTTCCGGAAGACATTTCAGAGGAAGAAAGAGAAAGACAGGACAAGATCACGCAGGCACTTCTTGGTGATGGTGATCTGACAGGAATTTTATAAGGGATGGAGCTGCAGCCCTAAGGAACGTGCAGTGTGAACATGGATGACAGACGCAGACGAATTTTATAGGAGGTTTAGCTATGTCTGCGGATGGACATATTGAGATTGAAGTTGAGCTTAATTCTGAAAAAGCAGAAAAGGAGCTTGATAGTTTAAGCAAAAGCCTTGAAAAAGACACTGCACAAGCTGCAAAAAAAGCGGAAAGTTCTGTTAAGCAGTCAGTAAAACAGATAGAAACTTCTGCGAAACAGGCTTCCAAGCAGACAGAAAGCTCTGCGAAACAGGCAGGACAGGAAGTAAAAAATACAGCCAGTTCTGCGAGTAAACAGGTGATTGATTCTACAAAAAAGGCAGAAGAAGAAGTAAAGAAATCAAGTAAAAGAGTAACAGAAGAAGAGAAAAAACAGTATAAGGAACGGGAAAAGACCAGAGAATCCAGTAAACCAGAGTCGGATCCAAGCAAGCCTTATAAAGAATCTTCTGAAAAGGCTACACAGTATTGGACGGGTGCCGGCAGCAAGATAAAAAGTATTGTAAGTACGATTACGGCTGCTACTGGTGCTGGAGCAGTTGCCGCCGGCACAGCTGCTATTAATGCGGGAAAGTCTTTTGAAGCTGGAATGAGTGAAGTGCAGGCAATCTCTGGTGCTTCCAGAAAAGATTTAGAAGCATTAACGAACAAGGCGAAAGAAATGGGGGCTACAACAAAGTTCTCTGCTACGCAAGCTTCAGAAGGACTTAAGTATATGGCTATGGCTGGCTGGAATTCACAGCAGATGATTGATGGTCTTCCTGGTGTCATGAACTTGGCAGCGGCTTCTGGTGAAGACCTTGGAACGGTTTCTGATATTGTGACAGATGCCCTCACAGCTATGGGATTAAAGGCAGGTGATAGTGCTCACTTTGCGGATGTATTAGCAACAGCGGCAAGTAGTTCTAACACAAATGTGGCAATGATGGGGGAAACCTTCAAATATGCTGCACCACTTGCTGGAACACTTGGATACAACATAGAAGATTTATCTCAGGCAATCGGATTAATGGCAAATGCAGGAATCAAGGGAAGCCAGTCAGGTACATCTTTAAGAAGTATACTTACACGCCTTGCAAGCCCTCCATCCGATGCGGCGAAAGCTATGGAAAAGTACGGAATTTCCATTAAAAACTCCGATGGTTCCATGAAATCCCTTATGGAAGTGATGGAAAACATGAGGGATTCGCTACAAGGACTTCCGGAAGATGAGAAAGCCGCCGCCGCTTCTGCACTTGGCGGCCAGGAAGCAATGTCTGGATTGCTTGCAATCATAAATGCAAGCGAGTCAGATTTTGATAATTTATCAAAAGCGATTGATAATGCATCTGGAGCGGCACAGGATCAGGCCGATATCATGAATGATAACCTACAGGGGGCATTATATGAATTAGGCTCTGCTGCAGAGTCGGCAGGAATCGAATTATATGATAATATCAAGAATCCTGCTAAGAAAGCTGTTAGAGCTGCCGCGACAGAGATTAGGAGTTTATCGACCACGATAAAAGACAACGGCATTGAAGCGATTATCCCAGAAGAAACGATTACGACTGTGAAAAACTTAGGCACTACTGCAAAGGCTGTTGGTGCTGGTGGTTTAAAAGTTCTTGGAGGAGCAGCGCAGTTTGCCGGTGAAAATATTCAGACTGCACTTCCAGTAGCAGCTAGCTTGTTGACGGTTGTTAAGGGGTATACGGTCGTAAAGACGATTTCTACTGCTTTTGCGGAGACGCAAGTTGCTATGGCTGGCGCAAGCACGGGAATGACGATTCTTGGAACAGTTGTGAAGTTGTTCACAGGAGAAGCATTGGCAGCCACTACAGCAACAGGGCTTCTTTCTGGAGCGATTGGTGTATTGGCGAATCCTATTGCATTAGCAGTTGTTGCCGGTGGAGCATTAACGGCCGGAATGGTTGCTTATACTTTAACACAGAAAAAAAGTACAACTGAAGCAGACAAGTTTGCACAGTCTTGCAAGAAATTGAAAAAGGAACAGGATGAAGTAGCAAGTTCTATTCGTTCCATGCATAAAGATAATGCGAAAAATGTCAATGATGTAAAGACCCAAGGAGTTCAGGCAGATAATCTTCTCTCTAAATTGAAGAGTCTGATTGGTGTACAGGAAAAGGATGCTGGAACAAAACAGCAGATAAAAAGTACAGTACAGCAGTTAAATGATATCTTACCGGATTTGAATTTACAATATGACGAGCAGAAAGATAAGCTGAATCAATCCACTGCGACAATCAAAAGAAACATTCAAGCTTTAAAAGAGCAGGCAATGGCAAAGGCATATCAGTCAGGAATGGAAAGTGCAGCAGAAAAAGTTGCAGAGGCTGAGGTAGCTAATCAGAATGCGACAGAGAAGTATACGGAAGCACTTGAAAAGAAGAATGCAGCGCAAGAAAAATTTGATAAGCTTGAAAAAGAAAAGGGACTTGGAAGTGGAAATAAAGAGTTAGCTAAAGCCGCAGAAGATTTAATGAAATATGAGAAGAGCCTGCAAACAACAGAGAAGGCTCTTGATAAATCAGAAAAGAATCTTAATGCAGCCAACAAAGAACTCACAACATATTCTGATAAATTTACAACCCAGACAAATTATAGTGATTTTCTTTCTAATTTAGACAAACTTGCGAAAGATGCTGGAATAAAAGCAAAGAAAATTCCAGAGACAGTATTAGAAAATATTAAAGCTGGAAACTATAAAGCTCCAACTACGGGTGACGGTTTAAAAAGGCTTATTAATCTTGACGGATTGATTCAACAGGCACAGGAAGCCGGAATAGAAATTCCTCAGTATTTATTGCAGGGTATTTCAGATGGCTCGATAAACTTTCAATCAGCGATTAATCAGATGAACACGCTTCTGGATTTTAGCAGTGCAGCAGAAAAAGCTGGCATTTCTGGAAAAGAAATTCCGGAAGAACTAGCTCAAAGTATCATGCAAGGCAAAATCAGTGTTGATGAGGCAATAAATCAACTGCTTAGCGGTTCTGGTGTAGCATCGACAACACAGGCAGAGACACTGACAAAAGAAAAAGCGACTAAGATTAAGAAGAATGTTGAAGATATTGGAAACGGCAAGATTAAAGGGATAAATACCTCAGCTTATACTTCATCGCTTAATACAGCGAGTCAGAAAGCAAAAAGTACCAAAAAAGAGATTGAGAAAAATAGCAAGTTAAAAGCAACCAATAATAGTGCTGCAGCAAAAAGTACTTATAAATCTGTTACAGACGAAGGTAAGAAGGCGGTAAGCACTGTAAAGAAGACAGGAAAAGAGATTGGAAAAGGCGGAGCAACCAGTGTGGCTTCTACAACTTCGCAGTGGAAATCTGCTGGTAGTAAAAATGCTAAGTCATATATTTCTGGTGTAGCATCCCAAAAAGGAGCGGCTCAAA